GGCCTTCGTAAGTCTTTGATTGCTTTCTTCAATAACTGGTGCCCGAGGCCGGAATCGAACCGGCACGACGCGAACGTCGAGGGATTTTAAAAGCTGTAAGTGCAGTCAACGGGGCAACCATATCATTGATTTATATGGCCTTCAAGTCATTGTGAATCACTCGATTTCGCCTAGTTTTTGGGTGTCTTCCGCCTAGTTTACGCCTAGATAGCCACGCTCCACGCTGCATCAATTTGGCCTTGCTCGGCTTCCAGGCTCCAGGTTCGATAGGCATTCAGTAGTGCTGCTACTGGGTCGATCTTATTCTCTGATTTTGCCTTGTCTGGTTTGATATTGGCCGCTGCATCTGTAGCCAGACAGACGTTCCCGATTGCCCAATTCAGGATAGGATCATTACCGTGGATCACCTTCTGCTGAATAACTGCAACCTGTAGTGCTTTCGTGGGTGCTGACAGGCTGATAAAACCTTGCCTCACCTTCTCGACCGGTATCCCGTTGCTCTCTAGACGTGTCAGTGTCTGGTTACAGTTCCAAGGGTCGAAGGAAACACTTTGCAGATCGTAATGCTCGGCCAGCTCGTAAATCTTGCGCTCGATATGTTCATAATCAATCGTGCGCTCTCCTGCAATGGTCAGGTGTCCTTCTCGTACCCACTCGGCATAGATACCAGCATTTTTCTTGCCACGTTCAAGGGCTGCGCGGGGTAGGAAGTTATAACCCCATACCCTCACCTCACCGACTGCGCCCGTAGGCTGCACACAGTAAACGCTGGTGATATCGCTCGCTGCTGATAGGTCAATGCCCACATAGACGGGCTGGCGCTCAATTGGGGAGCTCTCATCGGGTATATAGCAGGCTGCCCAATCTGCGGCGCTGATAAACTCTTGCTCGCCTGAGGTGAACCGGTTAAACCGCTTAGTCTGGAATTCGGCCCATTGGCTTGGGATCAGTCTCGCCGTTTCCATGCTGTTGGCTATCTCATCGGCAAACACTGAAACACCAAGGTTCGGGTTAGCTTTGATCCACTGGGTCGGGTCGTCTATCTCGCTCGGATCATCCAGCTCATAAATTGCACTGAATAACGTCTCGCTGTGGCTTTGCTTGCACTGGTCTGCGTACTGTTTTGCAAAGCTCGTCGTGCTCGTCCCAGCTGTTGTGATGATGAAATGCCAGGCTCGACGGCGAGCAGCCATAGCCAGTTGCATTACGCTAAACATCTCGCCGTCTGGGTGAGTGTGTAACTCATCGCAGATAGACGAGCCCCCTAGCCCTTCGTTCCCGCCCGTGTTGCTGCTCACAGGCTTCAGGCGTGATTTGCTGGCGGGGCTGTCCACATGGTGGGCAAACACTTTCGCCCTCTTGCTCAGTGCTTTGGATTGTTGGATTTGCTGCTTGCAACCGTCAAATGCCAGTCTGGCTTGCCCTGCCGTTTTCGCATAGGTAAACAAGTCGTGCTGGCCAGGGTCTGCAATCAGAAGGTAATTGGCGAAAGTCGAGGCTAAAAAAGTTTTCCCATTCTTCCTCGGAACAAAACAAAATACCTCCCGGTACTTGTTAAATCCGGTGTCGCGCCACTTCATGCACAAAGCATTGACCAGGATAAACGCCTCCCAGTCTTCCACCTTGAATGGCTGGCCTGCCAGTTCTCCCTTGTGATGCGTGATGAACTTGCAGAAATGAAGCACTCGGGCTGCTTCGGTTTCATCAAGATATACGTCATCTCTCACAATCTCGGAAAAATACCGCTCGACGGTCTTTTTCATGGCGGCACATGCAGGGATGGCACCGTTACGGATTGCTAGCGCGTAACGGTGCCACGGGCGCGGGTCATCAGATCTGGTCAAAGCCATCGTCTTCATCCGGTTGAGGCATACGGCTGACGTGCTTGGTCATCGCATTCAGGCCCAGAGCTTTGTTCAGGTGCAGGATCTGCTTGCTGGTGCTGTTGAACAGATTGCAAGACGGGTTTGCAATGCTACTGCCCGCCGCATTGGTGGCGCGGGTGCCGTGGGTCTGTTGAGTAACGGGATAAGACGCTTCCAGGTTGCTTGCCCCACCTTGCCCAATAGCTTCGGGTTAGATGGTCGCGGATATTTCACCACGGTGGAACTGGGCTTCTTCGGTGGCATAGGTGGCATAGGTGGCATATTGTTCATTGTATAACCTCTTGGCTTGTTCTATTCGTTGGCGGTATCGCTCCAGCTCTGCTGGGTTGCCATCACTTTTTGTTTTGTTTACGTGGTGCGACTTGCACAGCCCTGCCAATCCGCTTGGGTGCGTTAGGTGCTCCAAGTCGCTGTTGTCGTCCAGCGGGATGATGTGATCCACCTCGTCCACTGGCGTGATCACTCCCTCCAGAAAACAAATCAGACAAAGCGGGTACACCTGAATAAATGCTGCTCTCGCTCTTTTCCATGATGCACTTCCATATTGTTTGCTATGTAGCTTACGAACTCGGGTAAATGAGCGGGGGTGCTTATCACACCGCCCGCGCTGACTTTCGCTTATTCGTGCACCACAGCCAGGATAAGCGCAGCGGAATATCACGGATAAGTGACCATCTGTAATGCCAGTGTGTCGTTGTTCACGTAATCGACAACACATTTAGCGCCCGCCCATGTTACAATGTCGTCTTTTTTAAAAGTCTCCACTGGTCGTGCAATTTCTTTTGCGTCAACAACGCGACTACCGATCCGAATAATAAGTTTCATCTCAATACCTCATTGAATATATTGTTTGGCTGTGATATTCACAAACCGGTCTGTTGCATCAGGTGCAACCGCTTGAATGGAGAATCGCTTTCCGTCTGCTTCTATAAAGTGTTTTGGTAATATCAGCGAGCTGTAATCCATAACTACAGTGATCGTCTGTTCTGAAAATACCAAGCCACCCTCGATAATTTCCCGTCCAGTAACGTAACGAACGTTTGCCCAGCAATCGACCTCTGTCCATCAGAATACCCCGTGCTGTCTGTGAGCACTCCATAAGCGCTCCACGGTCTGTGGTACGATATGGCGCCGTAACTCGGTGGTATCGGCTCTGGCCTCGTACAGCGTGCCAATCAGAAGCAAACAACCTGCCTTTATGCTCGGCTTCATCGTACTGTCATTTACTACCGGCTCACCGATATGGTGGCTTGCTGCATCAACACTGGCCGCGATATACAGTGTCAGGATGTTATCCTCTGCTGTCACTGCGGGTAATCTCAAATGCTCTTTTACTAATTCGAGAGTAATCATTTAAAACCCCTCCGCCGATTTGATTTCTTCCGGAGTCAATGCGCCAATCTCAACACCAGTTTTATAAATATCGAAACGGGTCTTTGCGTCAAGCCGTGACAAGTCCATTTGTTTAAACGAGCAAGGCACCATCAGCTTTAGACTAAGTTCTGCCGAAATTAGATCAAGATAAGGGCTGATTGTGTTGAGCATTAATGAACGTTGCTCACTACCCAGGTTGTCATATCGTGCGCCACCTTCATCAGCTTGTAGAAATATCTTGCTGATCCCGAAAATACGCGCCACCTCGATAACACTAAATTTCCGGCTTTCAATAAATTCGGCGTCTGCGTTCGATTGTGACACAGCTTTCCATTTGGCCTCACCTTCTAATACAAGGGTTTCACCAGGGTTTCTTTCGGAAAGGCTCGCTTTGAATTTCTTGCCGTTTTCACTGTTGAGATAACCAGGGAATTCAATTATTCCGCTCGGCTTCAATCCGTTGGCCTGTTGATCTGCTGCCTGCTTCTGCTGCGCCAGTCCCAAGCCGATTGAGTCTCTCGCGACGGTGACAGGTGAGCGACCGATAAGCCCATCCAGGCTGTGAATTTTCCAGTGCACCACGTTTTTAACCAGCTCGGCCTTGCCATCGATCCAATAATTGCGGAGCGTGTGACTCTGGTCAACGTTCACGCCCACACGGTGCGAGGCGATAAACTCAAGGCGTTCCGGCCAGCCGGTCAAACCCCAGTGAATGCGAGCAAAGCTGTTACCGTGCTGGAGCAGGTTTTGCATCAGCGCCATTTTGAAACTGTGCGCAGTCATCACGTCATCAGGCGAAACAGTAAGTAACTGCTCCACTGTTTGATTAGCGGCGGTCAGTTGATAGCCTGAAACCTGCTTGCTAATAAAGCTGATGGCAGCAAACACAGCGGCCAGACCGTTGGCGCTCTCACTGGTCACACTCACGCCCGAACTGCTATTGACTCGGGTCACTGCATCAATAAACGCTTCGATACTCATTGAGCGGGTTTCGCTCTGATCTCTTTTAAACGGCCAGAAGTTCATACTGCCTCCACTCTGTTGCATTCATCAGAGCCCCTGCGGCGCAGCGTAACGCGATGGCGCTTGCCAGGTATGCTGGGTTACTGGTTATCGTCACCTCGTGCAATCTGGCCTCGATTACGCGACGTACTGGTGGCTTTGCCTTCATGTCCCAGTGATCTTTCACCACGCTGAAACCAAAACTCATGCCAGACAGGTCTCCACGCTTCACCAGCTCAACGCAATCAGCACCGGCTCGGGTTGCTGGCGGGTCGATTTCAACGGCAAGCTCTTGCTGTGAATCGCTCATCTTCAAGGTGCCGCTGGCTGTCCTGCCTAACAGGTCTTTCTTGTCGTGCTCGTACAGGGCTCGAACGTCTGGATTAGTCGCCAAATGCTTGGAAAAAGCGCCAGGCTCGATGATCTCGACAAAGCCGCCCAGGTCTTGCGAACGGGTGCCATAAGCAATTGCAACACCAACGAGCTTGCCACTCTCAGCGCCTAGTTTTGATACTCGGGTTTCAATATTCATAATCTTTCCCCTTTCAAAAGAGGCCCCCATTACAGGGGCCAATCTCGGTTATTACGGCGCGGTGACGGTCACTTTGACCTTTACGATCGCCTCGGGGTCAGTCAGTTGGCTGCCGCTATACATCCAGCTATACAGGGAGACGTGCCCCTTGGAACTGTAAGGATCGCGGAGGTTGCCGCCTGCGGGGTTATCCACAACAAACATTGATTCTTTCCAGTTCGCCAGATACATGGTGCCAGGTGCCAGTTCTTCGCACTCGTTCACCGGATAGCCCAGCAATGCCGTTCCTTCGCCGCCCTCGACACTGCCCCAAAGGGGTTGCTTGGTGGAGTCTTCCAAGTTGGAAAACGAAGTCACCACATCGGATGCAACCAGCCATTGAGCGTTGGAACGGTGCACCAGGGGGAGAACCTTAGTAGCTGCGCGGAGCTCTTTCAGGATCACGCTGATATCGCTACCGGTCAGGGAGCCAGCCAGGCGGACTTTGCCAAAGGTAAACGCGGCGGGGTCTTCCACGGCGGTGTTCAGAGTGTCGGCGTGCAAGTCGTTATCGTTGCGGATATATGCCTTAGCTACTGCCGAATTCAAAAATCCTTCCAGGTCATAACCGCCGCCGTTACCGTCAAGAATGCGTTGGCTGATCTTCGGTTGGGCGTAATGCTCCACCAGTGTCGCTTCGGCAAGCTGAATGGTCGGCGCTGCGGTCTCGCCGCGTACAGTGGTCTCGTCACCAGTGAGCACGTCAGCAGCAGTCACTTCCACAGGTACGCCGAACTTCAGCGCGTCAGTGGTAAAACCAGCAGCCAAACGGCGGATCGGTGACGCTGCAACCATCTTTTCCTGAATGCTTTTCTGCACTGCCGGAATGACTACAGCGGCACCGGTTGTGGTGGTCATGCTTCGCTCGGAAACCGCACCATCGACCAGCCAGGCTTTCAGCTCGTCACGGGTCGGTGCCGGTTTGGTCGCGCCACTGTCGCCTTGGCTCGGCATTGCTCGCAGCTCGGTTTCTTCCAAGTCAGCAGCGGCCTGAATAGTGTTCTTCAGTGACTCGGCTTTGCCTTTCAGCTCATCGAATTTAGCCAGCTCTTGCTGATCCATGCTGCGGGTTTCGCTCTCAGCCTTGACCAGCAAGGCTTTCATTTGCTCTCGGGTCATAAAAAGACCTCGATATCGGGTTAAAAATTTGTCATCTGACAGTCCACAAGCTAGCACCGAGATAATTCCCGATCAAGGAGTTAATTTCTTATAATTCAATGACTTATGTAAGATATGTTACTAGAGGTTTTTACCATTGAGAGTACAAGCGTTCGCTGAAATGGTCGTATGCGAAAATTTGAGGATGGCGCCGGTCGATATCCGGGTCATACGGAGGAATGATTGTTAAATTGAGTGAAAATCTTGATGGGTTTATTCAATATTCATTAAGCACATTCAAAATTATGCGTGTTGCTTTGGTGAGATGGTGAGATGACGGTGAGATGACGGTGAGATGAGCAATATCAGGCTGTAACCCGCGCCACGCCTAGGTTTGTTCCACGTGGCGAGATGGTGAGATGACTTTTCCCTATATACCCCCCTCACCCCTCTGTACCCTGCCCCTATACCCCCTATAACTACAATCAAACAAGCTCTATTAGAAAGTCATCTCACCATCTCACCGATTACAGCAAACCCAACCGTGGCGCGGGTTGTAGGTGGTGAGATGAGAAAAGAATGTCATCTCACCGTCATCTCACCATCTCACCAAATGCAATAAAAAAAGGCCCACCGTTTTGGCGAGCCCTTGGTTTAATGCTGATCAGGCTTTAAAGTAACTGTATCTTTGCCGCCCTTCACCACGTTTTAGCAATCCATCTTTTTCAAGCTGTGTTAAGTCTTTCCCCACCTTCCGTGCAAGGCTGACATTCTGGTTGAGCCTGCCACACACTTCAGCAGCACTAACCGCCACGGTATCATTGGGCCACCACTCCGCCAGACGTTCCTCAATGAGGTGGTAGAAATCGCCCTTCACCATGAACCTGCTGTTGGTAGCCTCGCTGCGTTGCGACTCGTCATCATTGAGTACCCAGCTCCAACCGGTGTCATACCAGTGTTTGACCTCAAGCCAGAATTGTAAAAGTTGCTCTCTGTCTGTCTGCCTAACCCGTCCATTATCGTAGGAATACCCGAGAATATCGTTAACTGCGTCCAGGCTGATCTTGCCTGTTAGCTCGATAACAGCAAAGCGGCTGTTACCCGTGGTGTCCTTGAAAAACTCGTCATCGTTGACCGTGCCAACGAAAACGCCTTGCCTTCTCTTGTTAATAGCACTGCGGGCGTAAGGTGCTCGGAAATTGTCAATGTCCTTGGTTATGTGTGCTTTTAGTGCTCCGGCCTCTTTGCGGGTTGTCCGTTCCAGCTCTGACAATTCAACAATGTGGTGGCTTGCAACAGCAATCACTGAATCCTTGTTCTCGGCATCCAGACTGGCCTCAGGTAGAAAGCTCCCCTCCACGATGGAACAGACACGAGACAGGAAAGCCGATTTTCTGGTTGATTGCCCCCCCTTCAGCACAGGCACCAGCTTTGACGAAAAGCGCGGCTCGTAGATCGCAGCAATTGCGCTGATAAACCACTTCATAAAAACAGTGTCTCTCATCAGCGGGTCAGTGCATGGCAAGCAATCGAGAACACGCCGCACACGCTCTATGCCGTCCCAGTGCTTGCCGTCGAGTGCCGCGGCGATAGGGTGATAGCTGTTTTGCTCTCCGATGGTTGCTAGGTGGTAATCAATGGCCTGTATGGGCAGATCCGTTTTTACGGCCTCATCAATAATCATGGAGCGCAAAGCCTCGAAACTCGGCTCAACTATCCGCCCACCCTGTTCAATGTCCAGATTAAGATTCATTCGGTTAGTGGCTATCTGAATCCCCATGTAATGGAGAAGCGCATTCAGGTTTTTACTTGTCGGCAAAGGCTTGCGTTGTTTATCTTGACCCCTTTCCGGATATGACAGTTCCCGAGATACCAACTTAGGTGAGTCTGGCGGTAGCTGGTAGCCTTTAAACGCTTCTGCTGCATTCTGTCGAATAGGGATAACTTGGGCTCTCGTTTCCCCTGCTATATGTTTCACGCTTCCCCATGTCTTGCCGCCGCCTCGGGTTATGCTTCTCACCTTCGATTCAATCTCAGCTCTGCCGGAATACTTGGCGCTTTTGCTGCTCCAGTTGTCCAGAGTGTTGATCACTTCCTCCCCGTGCCCGTACTGGTCAACAGTGCCCGTGATAACTGTCATCCAATCATCATATCCAGCATCAGGATCACACTTGTTAATAATACGGATAGCCTCAGAATCAAGCATGACTTTGGTATTGATATGAGCGCTAGTTTTACCCTCTTTTTTCAGAGCGGCGAGCACAACAGGCGGGGCCTCGGTGGGAGTAAATCCGGTAATCCTATTTAATTTCGAGGCTTTCACATAGGCAAGCTGATTGCCTGTTTTTATATCTACCCCAGCAAGCCATTTTCCGTTATTTGCCTGTTTGAATTCTTCTACACTCACCCAGTCCGGCATAACGAAAAGGAAGTGCAACGAGGTGCTTTCAGCGTTCCACTGGACACAATGTGTCATTAACTCATCGCCTGTGAAACCTAAAGCCTCTGCCAGTGTGTCAAAGCTAATAGATTCCGGCTTGTAGCCGTCCCAATCGACCAGAACAAGCCTGTTAAGTCTTATGCCTACCCAGTCTCTACAAGCCCACGACCACTCGGTATGCTCGATGGGGTACTTCTCCCCGTTGGCATACTTCGCCGGAGTGTGCCTAAGTGGGTCGCTAGGCAACGCCGGAACCTTATATACCGGAATCAGGTCATACTGATCACTAAGATCGTGTAGCTGTTTATCTAACCAGTCACCTTGACTGGGATCAGATAAATCATTATATTTAGGTTGCATACAGCTTCCTTTAGTGTGTGCAATTTCCAACGCTCT